CGCTGTCGGGCCTGTGGGCGCTTATGCTGGCAAATCCTATATCTATTGTTATTGCAGCCATTGTGGCCGCGTTTGTGCTGCTGTGGAACAAGTGCGAAGGCTTCCGCAATTTTTGGATTAACCTTTTTTCTTCCGTCAAAAGCACGGTTGTGGACGCAAAAAACAGCGTTCTTTCCACCTTCGACGGAATCAAAAACGGAATTTCGAGCCGCATTGAGGGCGCAAAAAACAGCGTACACAATGCCATTGAAAACATTAAAGGCTTTTTCAATTTTAGCTGGTCCTTGCCGCACCTGCAACTTCCGCACCCGTATATTTCCGGGCGCTTTTCCCTAAACCCGCCCAGTGTGCCCAGCTTCGGTATTAACTGGTACAAAGAAGGCGGCATTTTGTCCGGCGCGCAGATTTTCGGGCAGATGGGCGGCAACCTTTTGGGCGGCGGCGAAGCAGGCCAGGAAGCCGTTCTGCCGTTGTCCGATTTTTACGGCCATCTGGACGGGATTCTGTCGCGGTACATGAACAACACGGCCAGCGGCCTGGTTATCCAGCTGAACATTGAACGCTTCGAGAACGGCGGATCCGAAGACATTAAGGAAATCGCCCGCCGCGTGGGCATTGAGGTGCGCCGCGAAGTGGAAAAGAAACGGGGGGCTTTTGAGTGATTAACACGTTCTATCTGGACGCGGAAAGCGCCGAAGCCTACGGCCTTATAATGCTGGCCCCGCCTGACCACGTTGTCGCGGAAAGGGACATCGAGCGCAAGGAAGTGCCCGGACGTTCGGGGGACGTGATTATCGACAACGGCAGGTATAAAAACGTAACTGTAAAATACAGCTGCGCGATTCTGCCGGAAGACGGCGTCCCCTACCGCACTACGGTTGCGCGGGCTGTCCAGTTTTTGAAATCCGGCCCCGCGTACAAACAGCTGCGTAACACCTACGACCCAGACCGCTTCCGCGAAGCACGGGTGCAGGGCAGCTATTCGGTGGAAAGCATTGTCGAACAGGCCGGAAAACTGGAAATTGCATTTGACTGCAAACCGCAGTTTTGGCTTGCGTCCGGCCTTGAAACGCTGGACCTGCGCGAAAGCACAACCCTGCTGAACCCGACCAACCAACCAGCGAAGCCCATTATTACCGTTTACGGCACCGGCCCCGGCGTTCTGACTGTGGGCGGAACACAATGCCGAATTTTGGAACTGGCGGACTATATAACGCTTGACTGTGAAAACGAAACGGCCCGGCGGGAAACCGCGAACAAAAACAGCGCTGTTTCCGTGGCAGAATTTCCCACGCTGGAAGGCAGCGTGGGCGTTTCATGGGAAGGCGGAATTGACCGCGTAGAAATAGAACCGAGGTGGTGGACCCTGTGAAGCCGAGACTGTACCCTGAAAACGAAACCAACTTTGAAAGCAACGGCCTGGGGCCGCTGTCCGACGCGCTGACCTGCACCGTTGAGGAAAACCGAAACGGCGCGTTTGAACTGTCGATGGAATACCCGGTCACGGGCGTGCTGTTCGACGAACTGAAACACGGCAGCATTATTTTTGCCCCGCCGAACGACAGCAGCGAACCGCAACCCTTCCGCGTGTACGGCAAAAGCACCCCGCTTTCGGGCGTTGTGACCGTGCGCGCCAAGCACATAAGTTACCAGCTGTCGCACATCCCCGTTTCGCCGTTTACGGCAGGCAGCTGCGCGGCGGCCCTGCAAGGGCTTAAAACCAACGCCGTGGAGCCGTGCCCCTTCGACTTCTGGACCGACAAGGAAACCGTTGCAACCTTCACCGTAAAGGAACCGGCGTCGGCGCGTTCCCTGCTGGGTGGCGTGGCCGGGTCTGTGCTGGACGTGTACGGCGGCGAATATGAATTTGACCGCTACAAGGTGAAGCTGCACAAGGCACGCGGAACCGACAGCGGGGTGGTTATCGCCTACGGCAAAAACCTGGTTGACATCGACCAAGAAGAAAGCATCGAAAACACGATAACGGGGGTTTACCCCTATTACAAGGACACCGACGGCAACGTGCTGGAATTGCCGGAAAAAGTGGTTTCCAGCGCGTCGGCGCAGAACTTCCCCTACCCGCGAACGGTCCCGCTGGACTGTTCGCAAGAGTGGCAGGAAACGCCGAGCGTCGAACAGCTGCGCGCCTATGCTTCGGCCTACGTCGAAAAAGAAGGCATAGGCGTGCCGGCTGTATCGCTGAAAGTGTCTTTTGTGCCACTGTGGCAGACCGAGGAATACAAAGCCATTGCCCCGGCGGAACGCCTTAACCTGTGCGATATTGCAACGGTGCGTTTTGAAAAGTTGGGCGTAAATGCGCGGGCCAAGGTTGTGCAAACCATTTACGACGTGCTGGCCGGGCGCTATGAAAGCGTTACGCTGGGCGAGGCAAGCACTAATCTGGCGGACACCATCGTAGCCCAGGACAAGGCCATAAACGCGAAGGCAGACACCAGCGACCTTGAAGCCGCTGCGGCCAACGCTTCGGCCTGGATAACCGGCAACAAGGGCGGCTATGTTGTTTTGCGGCGCAATGCCGACGGCCAGCCTTATGAACTGCTTATCATGGACAAGCCGACCATTGAGGAAGCAACGAAAGTGTGGCGCTTCAACAAGTCGGGCCTGGGTTATTCGTCAACAGGCTATAATGGCACCTACGGTCTGGCAATGACCCAGGACGGGCAAATCGTTGCCGACTACATCACAACCGGCACGCTGTCGGCCAATCTGCTGCGCGCGGGCGTGCTGCAAGACAAAACAGGGAAAGTTTTCAAGCTGGACCTGGACGCGGGCACACTGGACGCGAATTTCACAAGCCTGCAAGTTTCCGGCAAGACCCCGGAACAGATTGCGGCGGAACAGGCCAAGGAAGCCGCAGCGGCGGCAGAGAAGGCCGCCAAGGAAGCCGCAGCAGCAGACCTAAAAGAATACCAGGCCGCCGTTGAAAAGACCGTGCAGGACTTGCAGGGCCAAATTGACGGCAATATTACAACCTGGTTTTACCCCTATGCACCGACGGCAGAAAACAAACCAGCAAGCGACTGGACGACGGAAACAGAACGGGAAGCCCATGCGGGCGATCTGTTCTACAATACCGACCAGGCCAGCGGCAAAGCATACCGCTGGGCCATTGTGGGCGACGTTTGGCAATGGCTGTTGCTGGAAGATACCGACGTCGCAAAAGCCCTTGCAAACGCCAAGACCGCCCAGGACACCGCCGACGGCAAGCGCCGCACCTTCATTTCCACGCCCGTGCCCCCGTATGACGTGGGCGACCTTTGGGCGCAGGGAAAGGACGGCGCACTGCTGGCCTGTATCAAGAAAAAGACCGGCAGCCAACTGTATAGTGCCGATGACTGGACGGACGCGGCCAACTACACCAAAGCCGCCGAAGCAATGCTGAAGGACTACGCAGACACCGTAAACGAACAGCTGGAAGGACTGGGCAGACAGATTGACGGGAAAACGGAAACCTGGTTTTACCCCTACGACCCTACGGCAAAGAACGAACCCGCAAGCGGTTGGAAAACAGAGGAAGACCGCAAGGCACACGAAGGCGATCTGTTCTACAACACCGCCCCGGCCAGCGGCAAAGCATACCGCTGGGCAAAGGACGGCGACGCATGGGCCTGGGCGCTTCTGCAAGACGCGGACGTGTCCGCAGCCCTTGCAGCGGCCAAGCAGGCCAAGGACACCGCCGACGGCAAGCGCCGCACCTTCATTTCCACGCCCGTGCCCCCGTATGACGTGGGCGACCTGTGGACACAAGGCGACGCGGGCGAACTGCTGGTGTGTACAACTGCCAAGGCCAGCGGCGCAGCATTTGCCGCAAGCGACTGGGCAAGTGCGGCAGACTACACGGCGCAGGCCGCCGAAGCCGGGCGGAACCTGATTTCTAATTCGGCGTATATCGGCGTAACTTCGACGTATACAGGATTCGACTTTACGGGAAACCGGGTAAAAATAACACTGACCGACGGAAACAGCACGCGCAACGTAACAAGGCAGCTGACCGAGTACGGAATCCAAAGCCTGCGAAACAGGAAAATAACGGTTTCCTATGACTACAAAATTACCGAAGCGATAACTTACGCAGAGAACTACAGCGGCACGCCTGGCGGCCTGGGCCGCCTTGAAATCACTTTCGCGGACGGAACAAAGCAATATATTGGAGCACCGCGCAACGACTTCAAGGCCCTGGGAACGGCGGCAATGGACGACTTCGCCCGCGTTACCGCAACCGCAACCGTGCAGGACAAGGAAGTAACGGCGGCTATTTTCAAGGTGTTTTTTCAAGGTGCAACCGGCGCAATCATTTACAAAAGCCCAAAGGTTGAACTGGGCGGAATCGCAACCGCCTGGACCCCTGCCCCGGAAGACACCACCCTGGCCGCCACTGCCCCGGCGCTTACACAGCAGGAAGTTTTTAACCGGCTGACAAACAACGGGCAGCTGCAAGGGCTGTACATGAGTGACGGCAAGCTGTACATCAATGCGCAGTATATCGCTGCCGGAAGAATTGCCAGCGTTGACGGGAAAAGCTATTTTGACCTTAACACAGGAAATGCCGTGCTGCGCGGATCCTTTTCCACCCTTGAACGGACGGATTCGACGGGAACATACCGCGTTTTCTTCGATTCGGGAAATATCGCTTGCCAAAAGAAGAACGGCGATAACTGGGACAGCATAGGCTTCCTGTCCTGGAACTACGGCGTAAGCCCCCCGGAAACCTGGATAAAAGCGTCGCGCGTTGACGTACTAAATTCTTTGGACACCCCTGCGGTATGGCTGAGTGGCACAGGATACGGAAGGGCTTTGTATGCAGAAGACGGGCAGCGAAAGTTGTACGTTGACAACATAAACGGCCGCAGCGTGCAGTGGTATTGGGATTCTGCAATTTCTAAATGGGTCCTTGGCGCAAACGCTTAAAAGGGGGTGAGAAAAAAATGGAAGAACAGAAGATCCTTCAAAAAATCAACCTTGATTTTGCGCGGGCCGGAATCCCGCCGCGCGTATTTGCAAAGCAAGGCGACAACAATATGCGCGTTGTGGCCGTGTCACTGTATAACGACGGGAAAGCCTATAAGGTCCCCGGCGGCTATGCCGTGAACATAAGCGCCAAAAAGCCGGACGGCAAAAGCGTGTACAATCCCGCCACGGAAGTGGCCGGGAACGTCGCTTATATCACCCTTACCCAGCAAATGCTTGCCGTGCATGGCATAGTTTCGGCGGAAATTGAGGTGGTGCGCGGGCCTGACACTCTGAAAACGGAAAAGTGGCAAATCAATGTTGAAGAATGTGCGAACCCGGAAAACCAGGTTGAAAGCACCGACGAATACAAGACCATACAGCAGCTTCTTGCCGAAACCGAAGCGGCCAAGGCTGCGGCGGCCACGTCTGCAAGCGCTGCGGCCAAGAGCGCGCAGGAAGCCAAGGACGCGGCGGCGCAGGCGGCAGCGGACGCGAAAAAGGTTATTGACGAAGGCGTAAACGACAAGCTGCAACAAATGCAGAAAATTCAAACCGACGTAACCGCCAAAGCCAACAAGGTAAGCACCGACGCGGCCAAAGTGGAAGGGTACGCCAAAGCTGCGCAATACCTTATCGGCTACAACAAAAAGAATATTTTAACCGTTTTCCTCTATGAGGAATAACAGAAAGGACAGAACTATGGGACTTACTGAATACGGGCACATTGCAACCGAGGAAACCCAGCTGCGCGTTGCCGACCTGCTGCAAGCAATCGCAGCGGGAAGCGCTGGCCCGGAATACACCGACGCGACCTTCAAGGCCCTGCTGGACGACACGAACACAACGGAGATTTTTTCCGCCTGGTGGCCGCTGTCCGCAGCATCGAACGACAGCAAATACAAGCGCCTGCTGCGCTTCTTTACCATGCTGCAAACCGACAAAACCTACACTGTGAAATTTCCCAGCCCTGCCGTGTCCACAAACCCGGCGGGCACCCCGGCGGACGATCTTGCAGGAAAGAGCGCGGCAGCCTTGGCAACCGACAGCACAAACCCGGAAGACTGGGCGGCGGAAGACCGCATGACCTGGTATATTCGCGCCAACGCTGTGAGCCTGGCAGACGGAACTATGGATGTTCTTGCCATTGAGGGCGAAGAAGAATTTGACATCACCGGCACGCTGGCCCCTGTCTACACCTTCGCCCCTGCCCTGCTGCGCCGCGTTATCGACGATGGCAGCTACCTGTCGAAAAGCTGGCGCAGCACCTTGGCCGACGGTTTCACACCCTACGCCGAGAACGTGGCACCGAATGGCAAGCGCCGCGCAATGACCTGGCACGCTACCTTCCCCGGCGGCTTGAACGCAAAGGGCGCACTTACAAGCGGCGCGGGCCTGCCCGTGGCGAACTTCAACAGCGCGGTCACGGGTCTGGCCCTGGCCCGCAAGCAAACTGCTTACGATTCTGTGTGGGGCGACTGTGACAGCCTGTATATGCTGGATATGTGGCAGCTGCGCCATTTCAACCTTGAAAATAGCCGCATTTTGGAAGGCTGCACCAGCTACAACCTGCAATATAAGGTTGCAGCCGCCGAAACCGGCGTGAAGCGTGTGCTGCTGACTGCTTCCCAGGCTTCGGGCTTCATTGTCGGCAGCACCGTTTCTGTGGGCGACAAGGGCAGCAACAGCAGCGCAGACCGCTACAATACATGGATGCGTGACATTGCCGACAAGGTGAAAGTTAAGAGCATTGAAACCGTTACCATCGGCGGCACCGACTATTCGGCGGTAAATTTGGACGTTGCGGACAGCTTCGACGTGCCCGAAACTGCCTATATCAGCTCTATGCCCTGGCACAGCGGCGCAACGGAAGCCCTGCCCGGCCATAGCGACGGCGCACCCGGCAGCCTGACGAACGGCAAATACCCGTGCCGTTGGGCTGGCGTTGAAATGCTGAACGGTGCCTACGTTGTCGGCCTTGACCCGCTGTGGAACGTCACAACCGTGGACGGCGGCGTGACCTATACCGCTATGGCCTGCCGCGATTCGGAGAAAGAAGCCGGCAGCGTGACGGCCAACCATGTGAAAGTCGCAGAAAAGACCTTTACCAGCGTGAACGCCTGGAACTACGAACTTTCGATGCAGAACGACAGCACCGAAAGCCTTCTGCCTGACAAGACCGGCGGCGGCGACACCGTGGGCATGAAGTCCGCGTTTTATGTCACTGGCTCTGCGGGGGTCCGTTGCCCG